GGTGATAAAGGAGTTATTATGACAACCGGCACTTATTCGACATTCGACGCTCATCCAGACCCCTATAATATTGACTATTATAGTAAGTACTTTTACAAGTCTTGGTCCGGAGAAGATCGTCCGTCGTATAAGAGGGAGTTTTACTATCGCGCAATTTACCGCGCGAAAACCGGGTCGGTCTTGCTTCTTCGCAAGCCCGTCAGAAGAAAACCCCCTTCATCAGTCAAGGACGCGCCGCATCCGTGGTCAATGCAGTTCAACCAGCGCAATACGAACCCAGGTGTGTACAGTAGCTCGAACGGAAGTTCCGGTCGTGCAAATGTTAGCAACTGGTCGTACAACTTTGGTTATCCTGCATTTTCTGCGAATGACGACATTCGCCTGATCTCGAAACTTCGAGAGCAGGTTGTAGGGTCTTCGTTCGATCTCGGGGTTTTCCTCGGGACCGGACATCAATCCTTACGCTTGATTGGTGATACTGCAATACGCCTTGTTCGTGGGATTACCCTAGTTAAACGGGGTAACCTCATCGGCGCAGCTGCTGCGCTCTTAGGCCCTGCTCACAAGCAGGTCCTACGAGGTCGCAAGCGTGCGCGTCTTCTTGCCCTTCAGGATGCCTACTCAGAATTTAATGCTGAGATCAGCCGAGTGAAGGAACAGAAGTTACTTCCGACCCACTCTAAGTGGATTCGGAAGCGAGGGGCGTATCTAGCCCGGCTGCGTACTCGCGTACGCGCTTTGCCAGAGGACATCCTCGTCCGCCTCCCGCCTCGCGGCGAGAGAACGATTAAGGAGGTCCAAGCGGCGGCCTGGTTAGAATTGCAGTATGGTTGGTTACCACTGGTACAGGATCTTAAGGGTGCTGCAGAAAGTCTTGCAGAGTCCACCCTTCCAAAACGTAAGCGATATTTCGCCCAAGTTCGAGCTTCTGTACCGTCTGGCTTTGTTACACTCGAGCATTTCGCACCGATTACTGCCTATCCTCGGTTTACTAAATTCGAGGCTAGTAAGCGTGTCGTTGCTTATATTCAAGAGTCTAACGTACCAACCATGGTCGATTTACTCGACATCAAAACCGTTGCGTGGGAACTGCTACCTTGGAGTTTCGTCGCGGACTGGGCTATCCCCATTGGGGAGTACCTTTCTGCCCGCGGCTTCGCTTCAACAGTAACAGGAACCTATGTCATTACGCAGCGTCAGTATCTGGATGCAAGAGACTTTTCGGGAACACACTGGCAGGCGGTCATCACTGACTACCGATTCCAGAGTTCTTCCTTTAAAGCCGCTCAGTATATACGTTCAGTAAGTAGTTCTCTGGACGTCCCTACCCCTGAAGTTAAAGGGTTTGGGCAGATACCGTCTTGGCGACGCGCAGCTAATGCCGTTGCCCTCCTTGTACAGCATCACCGCTAAGTCCCATCTCTCGATGGGTTTCTTTTACTTCTCATTGGTAGGCGTCGTAGCCCCAATGCAAAATCGGAGTCCTTTCTATGGCTAATATTGCCAATCTAGTAGCTTTTGACGGTGCCCCAACGCCTGTTTCCCATACTTTTGTTCCCGTCGACGTAAGTCGCGCGAAGAATAAGATTGTGGCCAACTGGCGAGAGCAGATTGCCTCGTTGCCGGTATACGCACAAATACGCGTGTCCTCGGTATCCGAAGTGCTGCCCTCAGGTATTGTCAAGAGCGAAGTTAAAGTAGTTGTCCCCGTGATGGAAGCAATTAATGCGCAGAATGCAGCGGGTTACACCGCTGCGCCGAAGGTGGCGTACGAAGATACGTACATTCTGACATCGTTCGCCCATCCACGGAGCAATATCACCGGCAGACGTCTCGCACGTCAGATCCTCATCAATCTTGCTGGAAATGTCACAACCACGGTTGCGGCTGCTACAGCAGGGATGGTTCCTGACCTCTGCGATATGTTAGTCTCTCCCACCTAACGGGTAGCTTTCGCTCGATCCGCTATACTTACTTAAAGGAGGTTTTATATGGCTCTCGCCATGGATCACCGTTTTACAACGATGGAGACTAACCATGTCTGCTTCACTATTGCAAGGTACCACGCGTGCCAACTTACGGATGCGTCAACTAGGGAACGTGTTTTACATGACATTGATTGCCATGCTGTTCCTTTGTTGTGTGACCTTAGTGTTGACTATGCTACTGTTTCCGTCTCTGATGCAATAAATCTACGTCAGATCGCCGCGCTGTTTTCTAAGCGCGCCGATATAGACATAGGCATTGATAAGGAAGC